CCGCTTCTATCTCTTCACCGCTTAAACCTTCAAAGCTCACTTTGCCAATGTCAATTTGAAAGCCTGAAAGCGCTTCTTCTAAATCAACCTGCACTATGTCAAAGGTATCGGCAAACGCGCCCGATAAGCCTTGGGTAAATTCGTAAAAATCGAATTGATTAAGTGGCCCGACAAAATTACTTTGCAATCTAGCAACCGTTTCAATACCTAGCAATCTGGCCGACTCTAAAACAGTCTCACCGATAAAGCCGAATATATTCGCCATCTGCTCTTGAATAGCACCATCTATGTTTTGAAATTCATCGGCAGAGCTTTCTGATTTTGATAACCCGAAGAAGCTGCTTTTTTGGGTTCTGACTGTAAAATAAGATTGTGCTTCTAATATGCCGCTGTCTATTATTTCACCAAGTGTTTGACCGACAAACGCTATACCGTTATCTATAACAGATTGCTTGGTTGAGCTAAAGCCTGCAAAAGACCTTGAGGCATCTAGTTGCCCTTGAAAGTTTAGCGCACCTGTAGAGGCCGAAAAGCTTTGGGCTAGTTTGCTGATACCATCTGATAACGCCATCATTGAGTTACGTATACCGCGTAGTTCAAACAATTGGTCTACCTGTAGGTCATTAAACTCATCTTGTGAGTTTAGTATCGAGTTTGACTTGTCATCGCTACCTAATAAAGTACCTGTACCTTGCGACTCTTGTAAATCCTCTGTGGGGTCGGTAACACTGCCGCCACCAAACGAGCCACCTAACAAGCTAGCCATAATCCCAATCATTGCAGCGCCTGCTACAAATCCGACAGGGAAAGGTGCTGCAAAGGCTGCAGTGATAGCGGTTAAAGCGTTAGCGCTTGATTTTGTCCCTTCGTTAGCGACCACAACACCAGTCTCAACGGTACTAGCCGCCATCTTTTGGAATGACAATGCTATTTCGGCAACTGCAAGAACCTGATTTAATGCGCCAAATGCTTTAGCCGCTGCGGTTTTTTCGTCAAATAGTGATTGACCAACGGCCGCAACCGAGCGAAGTCCGCTTATCTCGTTTAGTGCAAGTTCAGAATTAAGCCGGCCTTGTTGTTTATCAAGTGCAATTTGGTCAGCACCGTCTTTTTGTCGGTCTGCGTTTATTTTTGATTGCTTATCTGCTAACTCACCAGTCTTTTTAGTATAATCGTTAATCGCATCTGATATATTACCAAAGGCATCAACTATTATAGAGCCTGTACGCGTCCATGCGCCACCGAAAGAGTCAAGGCTTGCGGTTATGCTATCAAGGTTTGATTCGTTCGCCTTGGCTGCGTCTGCTTCGTCCTTTTCAATCTGCTCAACTATGCTTCTGGTTTCTTGCAATAATTTAATACGTTGCTCTAATTGTGCAAGCTGTGCCGGGTCAGTCACACCGTTTTGCATAGCTTCCATCTTAGCCGCGTATATTTCAAAGGCATCTGCGCCTAATCTAAGCTGTATAATCTGCTCGGCTATTGCTTGGTTTTGCTCGAGGAATGATTGCGCTGTTTTTTGTGATTCAGTTTGACCAAGCGCGTATTTCTCGCTTAGTAAATCCATATAATAAGCGGCTTCTGCTTGCGAAATTATGCCGCCTGTAAGCGCTTCATTAATAATCTTCTGGCCTTCTGCAAACTGTTTGGCAGCATTAGCAGCAGGGTCTAGTGATAATATTAGCTTTTCAGTTGCGCCTGTTAATAACTCCATGCTTGTTTTTGCAATTGGCAAGGCTTCACCTAGCGCTTCTAGCTGTATTCTTTCAAGCTTTAGCTTTGTCTCTAATTCACTAATTCTTGCAAATGAAGCGCTTGACTCTACAAGACTAGCCAATCTTTGTTCAAACGCTGCTATTTTCCTAGTAGATAAATCAAACTCGTCTTGAATAGCCCCTTGACTCATACCTTTTAAACTTTGCGCTTGTGCGTCTGATATTTTATTGATGTAACGGTCGTACAAAGTAATTGAATCGTCAACCGCGCCATTCATTTCGTTTATTTCTTGCGTTAATTCAGCGGCTGCATTTCTTGATCCAATAAAAGCTGTTACGCCAATACCAAGAGCGGCAATCAATAACCCAAATGGCCCAAGCAAAAACCTAGTTGACATAGCTAGCAAATTTGTTGCAAATGTTGCGGTCGCGGCTGTAGTAGCGACCACCCCCATAGTACCGGCAACTCTTACCGCGCTTGTGCCTAATAGTAGTTGTGCTTTTATGGCCGCACCTTGCGCTACGATATAGGAGTAAAGGGCAGGTATTAAGCCGATGGTAATTGTGCCAACTACTGCTATAAAAGCGTCTGACAATGCACCTAGATTGTTTGATAGCTTTTCAATGGTTGAACCCACGCCACCCACAGCATCACGCATTAAAGTAGAATTGCCTACAAACTGAACAACATTGGTGTTGGCATTTTGCAAGTTTTGGCCAAAGGTTTTTTCTGTTTGGTCTGCTAGTTTTTGCGCTGAATCTTCGTAACCTTCTAATGCGCTGATTAATATTTCAGCAGTGATACCACCGGTTGCGGCAAACTCTCTTAGTTCGCCTCTCGTTATATTTAATTTAGCGGTTAAAGCGTCAAGTACTTTAGGTGCGCCTTCTGCGACTGAGTTAAACTCATCACCACGTAAAGCACCAGCCGCAAAACCTTGATTTAACTGCCTGATAGCACCGGCTGATTCGCTTATTGGCTTACCACCGGCAACAAATAAGTTATTTAGTGTTCTAGTGACACCAATCAGCCTGTCACTTGATATACCTAGCTCACTTGTGCCGCGCAACATTTCAGCGTAAAGGTTTACTGTATTGGTTAATTCTCCGCGCGTTTCTTTTGTGACTGTTAATAATTGCGCTCTGACTTTTAAAAGTTCACCTTCGTTATCTGTTACCTGCCTCAATTGGCTGTTTACGTTTTTCCATTGGTCTGAATACATTGCAACGTCACGAGCAAGGTTTGCGCCACCTATTGTAGCTAAAGCAATACCGACTAAGCCGATAACTTTATTTAATGACATAAAATCGTTATTCATTGACTTTGTAGAGTTGCCAATACGCCTTTCTGTGTTCTCACCCTTACGCGCAAATCCATCTAATGCACGTTCACCCGATACCAAACCGCGAGTGTTAACAGAGAAACCGAGTTGTGCAATATCAGACATTTTTAAGACCTTTAAGTAAGCGCTGACTTATTTTAACACTAAGCGCAAAAAGGCGCAAAAATAAACACTGGTCGGAGCAGTAGTTTTATAAAAGTGGGGTATAGTTTGGTTTTAATAAACAGGATGGATGAATAATTATGATGACAAACGATAAAAAAGAAGGCAGCGAAAACAATCTATCGAGAGATATTGCTGACATTGAGCATGAAATAGAAAAAATAAAGGCTATTATCGACACATTAAACTTACAAGTAAAAGAAAAGCTTAATGAATTACAACCATTATCAAACGAGTATAACCGCAAAAGATTTAATAACCTTAAAAAAGAATTAAGCACTAGGGCTTCAAATTGCCTAGAGCGGCATGACCTTGAAAACTGGTCGGTTTTTAAAGAAACTAGAGCGGTAGAATTTCTTAAGACTCCTGACCTTGGCCCTAAAACTCTTAAACACATACAAGAGTTGCTAATAAAACACAACATAAAGTGCGCAATTAACCCATAACAAAACAGGATGGATAAAAACATGAGCGATAATTATTGGAATCACGATAACTTGCCAAAAGTAGGTCAAATGGTTTTAACTTCTAACGGACAAGAAGCAGAATATAGAACTATGTACGAGGATCAAGTTTGTTTGCATTCAGAGACTCATGGATTGGTAATCCACACACTATCAAGCATTAAGCCAATACAAGACCCCAAGAAAACACTGCGTGATAATGAGATTCAGAAAATGACTGGCATTGCCCACGGAAGCGGTAATGGTAGCGCTTCTGAAAAGCTATACGATGCAGGTTATCGCAAGGTTAAACCTCTACCTGCTGATTGGGGTACGGATTGTCTGAATTCGGATCTGACTCTAAATGATTATTTAATTGAAAAAGGTTATTATATTGCAGAGGACAATTAACCCATAATAAAAAACCCTCACTTCGAGGGTTTCTTTTTAAGTCCAGATGCAAAGCCTTCAAACTGTCTTGCTACTTTATCGCGCATCGCTTCGAGTCTATCTTCATTGTCGTATAGCTCATCTAGCGTTGATTCGCTATATGGCGCTGTACAGGCTTTCTCCTTAGCTTTGTGCGACATATTACAATATGCTCGGCTCATTGCTATAAGTTGCTCAGATTGCCAGCCTGATAGCTTGTAAGCTGATTGTAAGCTAAACGACTGTACTTCTTGCCAAGTTAAAGGTGTAACAGACATTGCACCAGTCAAGCAAACACCAGACAATTGAAATAGCATCCCAAAAAACTCTGGTATCTCTGGCAATACTTTTGCCGGGTGTTCATCTGGCAATAACTCTAATCGACTTCGCGTGTTCGTATCTTTATCGTTAGCTTTTGGCGCAGCATGTAGCCACGCCAATTGTTTCGCGTATGTGCTAAGTTGCTCACTTAGCTCATCATTAAATTTGAGCGGTCACCTATAAACTCTTCTGCCTGTTCACGTAGCCAAGGATATTTAAGATAAAGGCGCATCATTTCTGAATGTGTACACTCCACCGCTTTGCCATCTTCAATCAAATAGCATTCGGTAGTACATCGCGCTAACAATTCAGCACCTTTGCGCTGCGCTTCGTCTAGGTCAACCTTTTGCTTCTTCTTGCCCTGTGTCTGCTCAAACCTGCGCTTAATTGCATTACGGTAGGTGTCAGAGTCAGAGCCTAGCAAGCGTAAAAAGAATGCTTTAGGGTTCTTACCTTTTTCATCTGTCAAAGTTTCGCCAGTGCTAGGGTGTACAAGTTCAAGTAATGCGCCAGAGTTTGCTTGCTTAACAACGTCTAATTTTAATAAATCCATAATTCATACCTTAATTATTACATCCAAAAATAAAACCGGCTCGACAACGGTGGATGAATCCGCGTTCAGTTACGTTAACCTAGTCAAGCCGGTAATCTGCATTGTATACCACTGGTAGGAGCAGTGCAAAGTGGTAAGTGTGGTATTGTTTGTTTTTAAGTTAACAAGATAAAGATAATGAAAGAAAAATACGACTACATGGCAGACGGTTTTTATTACAAAGTAGGTTTACATAATTTTGTGTATAGATGGGGTTGTGATAGTTGGATAAAATCAGGGCGCACAATTAAGGAGCTAAAGATTATCGAAAAGAGAAATAAAGCCCCGACATTATCAGGGCTTTACGATTAAGCTGCTGCTACTGGTACTATGTTGCTGTCAATCTCAAGCATTATAGAGCCTGACTCAATAGAGTCAACACTACCAACTGAGGTGGTGAATGACATAACTTGTGCCGTAAAGAAGTCAATAGAGCCATCTTGCTTGGTCACTTTAATAGTGAAGCTGTCGTCTGTTTCTAAAGCGGCACGCGCTGCTACTTGCCCAGCGTCAGCTTCATCAAGCGCTAAAGCTAAAGTAATAGAGCCGTTGTTAAACGAGCCTTTATACTTTTCAGTTTTACGGCTTGAAAGTGGGTTGTGAGTAACTAAAGCAAATACTTTACCGTACTCGCCTGCGTCTGTAACTTCGCCAATGGCCTGCACTGTTACGGCATTAAAGCCTTCTGCGTTTAATGTAGCTGGTGCTGGCCCGATTGATACAACTGTACCGGCTGATGTTCTTGCTGTCATAATAAATTTCCTTTAAAGGTAAATAACAATAATTAATTAATCATCCAGTTTATATTTTAACACAGGTTTGCAGATTTAGTAAATTACGCTAAAGCTGACACTTAAAATATGAACGTAATGCGTTTCTGTTTTAGTAAGCTGTCTTAGTGATGTGTTTTTAATCCGCAATGCCTGGTCGTTATTCGTTAGCGTTAAACCGCGATTAAATGCGCTTTGTATCACTTGCGCCATTGATAGCGATACCCACTTACCACCGTTTTGCGTTAGCGGTGTTAATAAATTAATTTGATAAATACCGAGCATTATATCGCTAGTGTTATCAGCAATCCCTATTGCATCATCGTCACCGTATAAAACAAAGTCTCTAACGTAAGCGCCTGTAACGCTAGTCTCAACGGTTGCGCCTTCGGGTATTAGCGTGAAGTCGTTATCAATGCAAACTTGTCTTAGCTTGTCACCTAGCGCCTTCGCAACGCTTAATTTATTAATCATTGGGTTAGCCTTATTACTTTGTTGACGGTTTGCGACCACTCGGCTGCTGAAATTCTAACCATACCCTCGGGCGATTGAGCCGACCAACCATATTCCAAGCGTTCAGCATAAGGTAGCGAGTTAGTTAAAAATAAAGTATCACCAATGTCGAATTGAATACCTTGCGCATCATCAACCGCATTAGATTGAGGCTCGCCAAAAGTACCACCTATTCGTTGGGTAGTTTGCTGTGAGGGAGCATTTAAAGCCGTAAACCAATTGTTTTTAAATAATCCGCTATCAACTGGCGTTCTTCTGCTAACTTTTTGAACGGTCACAACATAGGCTTGCTTGGCAATCTTTTTCATTCGGCCTTTATTGTTCGCGGCAATCTTAGCAAATTGGTTCATTATTTACGCAACTGTAATTTGCAGTAGACGCGCACACCACTAACCGAGGTTAGCTTGTCTACATTCACCACACGCAAGCCCTGTATTGTCATTCCTATTTCTGGCAATTGTTCACTGTCAAAAAACACGTAAGCGTCTGTGAATAAAATAAACTCACCGTCTATTTCGTTAGACGTAAATGATAGTAATGGTGTTATATTGCCACTTATAACTACGTCAGGTGTGTTGGGCGTTGAATTACCAAACTCATCAAAGCCGCCTTGCTGACCTTGTTTAGTTACCGTACCTGCATCGCCAAACTTATCAATTAAGCGCTGCGCTGTGATTAGTGCCTTTGCGTAATCAAATTTAGCCATAATTAAACCCTGTACAGGTTGCTAGTGCCAATGATATACGGCTTTAGCATTGCGCGTATAAGTGTTGTGCTAAATTTACTAGCTAATGCTGTGCCTTCTTGGTACTTCGTCATTTCTTCAAGAACATCAATTTTGCTCTCTTCTTCAATCACATTACCCTTTACATTCTGCTCATCCATTGAGACAAACAAGCGGCCGTTTAAATGTTGCCAAGCTGACTGTGCTGCACCGCTTTGAATGTTAGCAATGCTTACTTCATCTGTTGGCAAGGGTAAAGGCTGGGTTTCAAGTAGCTTTTTACCTTTAAATGTAAATGTGGTTGTGATGTAATCCAACGCGCTTATAACTAAAGCTGAATTTATTTGCTCATCTGTGTAATCAGCAAAGGAATAGCCACGCAAGGTGAGCCAAGCTTTAAAGTCAACTAATGACAAATATGTGTTTGTGCCAAGTACTAGCATAATTTAAACCTCTACTCTTTGGCGGCTTTCTTGCGCTTTTTGTTTGCTAATATACTTAAATAAGCTCTAGTTGCGTTACTATTTGGTAGGCTGAACGGTTTCATTTTTGGCTTTCCTTTTTGGCTTTGCAGGTTGCTTTATCTCACATTCTACTACAGCATTACGCCTAAGTCGCTCGA